TTCCATTACTTTAGCGACTTGTTTTGTTCGTTGTGGCGCGGCCAGTTCTTGCAGTTTCATTTATGAATCCTCGTTGTTGTCTATATTTAGCCCAATTAACACATTTGGTAAGTTCTATTTCCAGTACTTTCTTATATATGATTTTGGTTTCTAATTTGGTGCCAATGTCTTCGCGAAATTGAGCTTGTTTGCTACGATCAGCAACTGCAGATCTCACAAAAATATCGTTTTTTAATAGTTCTAATTTACGGTCTATAGTTAATAATTCTTGTGCTAATTTGTAATTACTATACTTGTCGGCTATACACCAACTGACAGCACTACGGGTACTAGAAAATACGCCTGCTGCTTGTTCCAAACAATATACTCGATAACCCGGTTTAACGGATACTATGCGATATTTTCCAAATAGCTCATAATCACCATCTTCGTTTTGCCATAAGAGATTAGATTCCAAGTTTTTAAACTCAGACTGAATCATACGTTCGAATTCAATATCTTTAATCATTATTTGAATACGTAGTGCGTTAGCAACCAAAAAATAGAAGCCGTTAGTGCTCCAATTATACCTATACCCCACCCTATTAGTTGATCTGTGCGTTTATCGGCCATTTTTTCAACTATATTATGCACTTCTACTATCATGGCTTTGAGTCCGGATAGTTTGTCTTCGAGCACACATAATTTTGTTTCAAGTGCATTGTATCTTTCAGCGCACAATTCCACATGTGCTTCTAGACTTTTCTTTTCAATTTCGGTGGTTTCTAGCATAATAGTTTCCCAATCAATTATTTATGGTTATAGGGTCAAACCAAATGTTTTGATCTGGGCCGGAAGTTATTAATACAGATGATAAGTTTTCTTGATTACCCGACTCTACTACCATTGGCACGCCTTCTGAGTCTGTCCTTAATATTTGTGTAGGATCTGTTCTATCGCCAAATACACCGTCGGTTTCGGTTTCAAATTCAAATTCCCAAACACGATTTTTGTGTACAGGATCAGTCAAATCAAACATCTGTGTGCGCATAGATATAATCTGAGTTAGGGTTTCCCAGTTCCTTTGTTGGTTCCTTGCACGGTTCCAGGAATTGATGTCTGAGATCAGTTGACCAGTGCGATCTTCAAAAGGTATTCGTGCAGATTTTGCATGTCCAGTGACACCAGTGGCAGTGATATCAAAAAATGTTCTACAGATAAATCGCATTTAATGTGCGATCAACTCTTACTAAGATGATAGATAAGTTTAACTTGTTCTATAGCAGTTTGTAAAGCAGGATTAGTTTTGGCCTCTTGGTGTATTTGATTCCATAGTTGAGCATCACGCATTTGCTCTTTGAGACCTATTGCACGAGCACTTTCACTGTGCAACCGTCGTTGGGTAGATCCTGGCTCTCTAACATACACTGTTTCACCGCCATCTGGTGATTCGTATATAACCGCTTCAGTAATTTTGTTGACCATCATAATATGTGTATTTAACGCCAACAAAAAACCCCAGGTTTTATTCTGGGGTTTTTTGCGATAGTATTGAACTATTATTGTGTTACAAATGCTGCATTGCCATAAGCTGCAGTCCAGCCAATGTTCAATCCACCAGTTGCATTTGCGCCTTGGGCCGCAGTCAATAACACCGTGGTGTTAGCAAAAGCGCCGGTCGGGTAAATAGCAACATTCAACGCATTAGCAGATGCCAATGGTGCAACTTGATACATAGCAACTGTGCAAGTTTGTTGAATTGAAGTCAATGTGTTGGAAACAAATCCATTTGCATTACCTGCTCCAGCTGCAGTCAATGCCGAATTAGCAATAACGCTGTAGAAGTCAAGTTTTGGACCTTGGAAGTTAGTTACTGTTTGTGCAGCCAAGTTAGCTGTTTGTGCAACATTACCGTTTAATACGTCTGTTGCAAATACCGGTTGTGCGCCACCGGAAACGATTGTGATATAAGCCATTTGAAAATCTCCTTAATATGTAGGCATTCTGCCTTACACTTATTTATCTTTTGGAGATAAAATTGTGGGTTAGGAGATCAAATCTGGATTGTTTAATGCACGATTACCAGCTGAGAATCCAAATCTGTTGACCAGTTTGGCACGCCCTGCAGGTGTGGCCAAAACCCAACCTTCTTGCCCAGGTTGTTGACGATCTAATTGTTGTAGTAAATCGCTTTTGAGATCGTGTAATCCTAAAAATGCAGTAAAGGCTGCACTAATGCCATCCATATTAGATCTTGGACTTTGTAAATATTCTACTATGTTGGCAAATTTTCTTGGAGTCACATTGGCTCGCAGCCATTCTCCAAAGCCTGGTAACAGATTGTCAAAGTTTGAAGTTATTCTTGAATTGATATAACGTTTGCACAGTGCTGGCAAATCAGTGATACCATGACTGCGGAGATCTATAGGACTAAACAACTGATCAATAGCAGTACCTTTGGCTCGCAACAGTTGTTTGAGTTCTGAGACTAATTTGGCATTGGGATGAACATTTTGTATTTCTTTAACGTTTGGTGTAATCAACAACAGTCCCGGAACTGGCCGGAGGTTAACATCGCCTAGTGGCTCAGCAGGACTCATTGGATCGGCAATGCGTGTGTGTATGGCCACCCCCACTTCACTGTTGCCAATTTGTTGGCCTAAGTTGCTGTTGGCAGGAATTTTATATTCAATAAAGTTAGGTTTGAACACATATGCACCTGCTGCTTCGGGCGGAGTTTGTGTATAAAGTAAATCACCTTGAATATATCCTTGGAAATTGGCCGGCACTGCTGCACTGAGCATGGGCCAAAGCTTGACATAGATAGCAATTAGATCACCACGTTCACCACCACGCTGATTCATAATTTTTGCAATTTGTTCCGGGCTTGTGGCCAATCCGTCATAGCCTTTGGCTAAAAATCCTGACTTGTCTGTAAGTACAAACTCGCCAGTGGGTTTGCGCCCAAATATAATAGCAGGCTTTCCGTCCCATTTCACAGTGGTAGTTTTTGCAGTATCAGCTGCTGCATCTGCTATAATTTGTAGTGCTTCCTTGATGCCACGACTGCCTTTTTCAAACACAAGATCTTCTAGGTGTTCAATTCTTACATCTTTTGCTGATTCCACCAATGGTCGCATGCCTTGATTCACAATACGGTCTCTCAGTCGAGCCAAGAAGTTTGTGTCCGACTCTCCACGTGTTTCAAAGAATGGCACGCCTTGATTGGCAAAATGTTCCCTGGCATCGGCCAATTTGGCATCACGTTTGGGATCCGTGGCCAGGGCTTGTATAATTGTTTCTACACTGTACAAATCATCTCTAGTGGCTGATTTGTTCAACAACAGTTTGGCAACCTTGTCGGGATCATCTGTGACGACTTGATTTGTGGCACGGTCAGCAATGCCGGCAATTTGATTCAGTTTGTAACCCATGCTTTTGGCAATTGAGTTCATTAACACATTACGATCTACACCTTTGTATTCTGAATTTGCCGGAGCAGTTAGCACAAACTTGGACCATGGCACATTCTTTAAAAACATAAAATCTGTTTGCACATATCCATTGGCAGGATTGCCAACTATGGGAGTTTTAAAATGTACCGCGGTGCCAGTTTTTCTCACGTAGTCTTCGGGTTTAAATCCATGACTTTGTACCCACTGGCTCAGGCGTGTGGTCAACTGTTCTTTGGTCACTCGGTTGGCATCTACTGCAACATCTAAGTCACCAGATGTGGGTTTGAGTCCTGTGCTGCCCAGTGTGTTGTTTTGTAGATCAAGTCCAGGTAGCATCAAATCCAGCCAGGCCAGGGTAGGTTTAACATCAGTCTGATTGATACGTTGTGTCAGTGCGCGGCCATCGCCATCTTTGAATACATTGCCGCCTTCAAATATGTTCATATTGGTGTCATCCCCAAAGTCATTAAGAATGCATCAATCTGAGGATTGTTGGTACGTTTGAATGTTTTGTCACCACTGTTGACTCGCAACATTTGGCCTATCTGTTGAATTTGTGCAGGGGTGAGTCCTAGCGCACGTAATCTCTGTTGCATCACCGGTTTTACGGCTGCAGCACTGGCAATTCCGCTACTGAGAGCACTGGGGTTTTTGTTTCTAATAGACTGAGCAACTGCTTGTACTCCTGCCACTGCAATTTCAAAATATTTTGCAACGGCTGCAGCCTGTTGAGGGGTGCCACGAGTGTTTACAATTTGCTCTAAGACAGGATTTAATGCATCACTGATGCCTGGCAATTCTCGAACATCATTCATTTCTATTGTTTCGCCAGTGTTCGATTCTCTAGTTTTGAGTTTTTCATCGGCCCAGGATATAAAAGCATCTGCATATTGATCTTCATCCGGTGATACAGTTTCATTTATGGCACCCTGACGTCTGAGTGCAGCTATGGTAGTGGCATTTTTTGGATCGTTGGGATCTATTTTTTGGCCGCCAACTCTGATAGTTTGATTTGCAGTTGGTGTTTTGTTGACCGCAGTTGGTGTGTTTAATGGCGTACTGGGTACCGAACTGGGTACTGAACTAGGAGTACCTGTGAGTTGGGCGGCGCCGCCACCAGCACCATAGTTTGGGGTAGCAGCTGGTGTTTTTAATGGCGTACTGGTTACTGAACTAGGAGTACCTGTGAGTTGGGCAGTGGCGGCACCGCCACCAGCACCATAGTTTGGGGTTGATGCGGCTGCTGCTGGAGCAGCCGCTGCTGGAGCAGACTTGGACCAGGCTGAGGCCAGACTTTGAATGTATTGTTTGACTGCAGGGTCTGTTTGGACTTTTTTGAGTTTTTCTTGCCAGTCAGCACTGGGTGCTTGATATTGTGCGCCAAAACCTTGCTTGCTTAATTTTTGGGCGGCATTTTGTGCAGTTGATGCATAACTGGGTGCTTTACCAAGCACACCAGTGGATCTATCGTAGGCTCTAGTGGCAGGATTATTTGTGACTGCTGATGCAACGCCACTGGCAGCACTTTTGACTGCTGGTGCGACCGCTGACGCAGTCTTGTTATAGACATTTTTGGCTCCAGTTGCAGCTGAACCAGCAACATTTTTTATGCTTTTGCCAGCCTGACGGCCAGCCCGGGTGACCGCTCGTTTGATCTCACGGTCAGATGGTATCATACTATTAATAGTCTTACCCATTGTGCCTGTTTTGTTTTTAAGCGTGTCCATGAACCCTTCGTTCAGTGGGTATTGTGTTAGTTCATGTATTTGCATCTGTGCGTCTCACTGTACGGGTAAATTTTCCAGGATCTCTAAGCTTGATTGCATTGAGCAATTTGCGTTGCAGATTATCTGCTTGTTCCGGAGTATAACTGGAATCAATTTGCTCTAGTAATCGTATAGCACTAGTAATAATATTGGTGGCGCGATTTTCTATAACATGACGCTGATCGCGTTCTGCGTATAGACTATCTAACTCTTCAAGTAAACTCCGCGTTTTCTTTTGCATTTTGTGCCATAACCTTTACAATATTTACCAGTATCTAGAATAAAGATTAGCTAATTCCGGAAATACATTTTCAAAAGATTCGTTCCTTAAAACATCAAATTTTTTAATTTCTGCCAACATATTTTGTATTTCTAAGGAATTTTCTTGCCAGTTAGGCGGTATTAACTTTTGATGATCTGTTTTTTTTATAAATTCCACATATTCAGCCGACATGTTTTGTAAATTAAAAATACCATTGGCCATATGTTTGGTATGATTAGTTATATCACCTTCTCTATTTTGTGTAAAATTATTGTCAATCCATGTTTTAAGTTCTTGTTGATATAAAAGATTAAAAATACTAACGGTTTCTTCTACAACAAACATCACATTTCCGGGCAACGTTTTTCGTAAATTCAATATATTATCTGTAACTTGATTCCATTGTGCCGGCCATCGTAAATATTCAAATCGATTACCAACTCCATCTAAACTAACATGTAATTTTACTAAGTGAAATTTTTCAATTATTGTGAAATTTCTAGAGTGTATAGGTTGTGTACCATTGGTTTGAAAGCACAAAGTTAGTTGTTGTTTAGCATTGGGTACATTATCAGCCAACCAAGATGCTACATGCCAATATTCTTGGCCCAGCAATGTTTCGCCGCCACAAAATACTAATTGTTTTAAATTTGAAAGATCAAGTTTAGATAAAGCGTCAATAACTTGAGATTTTTTACCAGGTTTTGAAATAGATTTATTCCACATGTTATGCGTTCTAAGATGTTGTTGCCAATAGGTACTAGATATTGGTCCACAACTTCGACATGCTAAATTACAACTTATATCAAACATAAGATCAATACGTGTTGGGCCAGATAAATCAGTTCGACCAACTATTTTTAAGCCTTTATTCATTCCAGTTCTGAAACTTTCTTGATTTGCAGATTCCAATCTTTGGCAATTTGAGCACCCAGGATCCCATATGTTTTGTTTATTTGTTTGTCTTAGTTGTTCTAATTCTTTATTGTTCCAAAAATTATGGTCAGTGTTAACTGGAAACGTGTCGGATCTTAAACAACAATGGCCAACATGAGGTTGATTGTTAAAATTATTTGATTTGAAATTAATGGTTAATCCACCATGTATCATTGAGCAATATAGATCGGTCACGATTGTTTAATTTTTCCTAATAATTGTTTCAGTTTAGCACTGTTAACATCAGCAGTTATTTTTTCAACTTCATCTGTTTTTATAGATTCTGAGATTCGACTTTGTGTTTTAATACTATCGTAAATGCTAGGTTTTTTAACAAACCCGCTACTAGATTCGTCTGCGGATTCTCCTGAGTCTGTAATACGCATGGTTTCAATATTGTATTCTAAATCAATTTTTTGTCCCACACCAGTTGAGCTACGTGACTTCATACATTGTATCTGATAGCGTCCACGTTCTTTCATTGCTCGACTTGTAAAAATTCCAAATACATTATCTGCAGTATTAATTTTACTAATACCGCCACTAATGTGACTGTGGTCAAACTCTACTTCCTCCACCGCTGATCTATTTAGTTGGCTTGCAGTTACAAACAACACATTGAGTTCTTTGGCTAAGTTGCGTAGTTCCTCACTCACATATTTGTCTTTGACAAACAAATCATTGGGTGAGACTTTGGCACTCACTGGCATCAACAGATCCAAATAATCGACCATGACAAAATCTACTCGTAGACCTGTTTGTATTTGAACTTCTTTGATATAACTACGAATATCATTGATATTGCTTTGTGCTGGTAGGGCTTTGACTCTATACTGCCCAGATTTTTTGGCCATCATCTTGACTTTGAGTTCTGTGGTATCAATGTCTTTGCGAATTTCTTTAGTGCCCATGTTGGTTAACATGGCATCTGTTCTTAATGCACATAGATCTTCACTTAACTCTAAACTCACATATACTCCACTGAGTCCTTGTTGTAACCAGTTCAGTGCAATATTCATCATCACAAGACTTTTGCCAGATCCAGACCCTCCAGCAAAAATGTTTAATTCTCCACGACTGAATCCGCCATACAACAATCGATCCATCTGGGGCCACCCTGTGCTGACCTGGCCGCCTGAATTAAAATATCTGTTGATACGAGCTGCCGGATCTTCAAAATAGTCTATACCCATGTCTTTGGTCAAACTAATCTGTACCGCATCTTTGATTAGTTTTTCTACAGGGTCATACTCGCCTTTTTCTAATAGATCTGCTGACTTTAAAATTGCACGCTCAAGTTCTTGCCTACGAGTAAAACTTTCAAACTCCTGCATGAACCATTCAAAATGCCCTTCATTTAGATCAGGTGTATGTGCAAGTTTAATACCTGTGCTAGCAGATATTTGTTCAACAGTTGGCAATGTTTTGTGATCAGCACTATGCTTCTTAATAAACTCGGCGGCTGGTCGTAAACTGCGATCAAAGTTTTCAGGATTGTAAATGTTTTGTACACGTACATAACTGCTTGCATCTTGTAGCATCATTTCCAAAAACAATCGTTGGATATCGAGTCCATAATCTTTTAACAAAATTTTTCCTTTACTATATTTTATACTGAGACAGTGTTGCTGGTAGATTCTGGCGCCAGTCTGTTTTTCTATTTTTATCAAGTTTTTCTAAATAATCTAACCATTCGTTATTGGGATTTTTAGACAACAACGGCATTAATTGTTGGATCCCTGGTAAATCAATAATAGAATTTAATAAATCTTCTGCCTGTGTTTTTAATTCCAATGGTAAATGTATTAATTGTAATACTCGGCCTCCGTAACTAGAAGGTTCAATTGGCCTGACAAATATACTAGATGGATCTCCTTGATTACCAAATTGGTAGTTGTTTTTCCACCATTGATAAAAATCTACTAGATTAAAAATATTATGTACTCCAACTGTGGCATCAACTTCTAATAGTAAACAAGGACCTTGTATTTTTTGAAATCGATACAAGTTATCACTGACTTCATTCCATTTAGCTGGATAGCGAGTGTATTCTAAAGTAGATTCAATTCCATCTAAACTAAAAAATAATCTTACCCAGTGGCACTTAGACCATAAAGAAATTAGTTCGTTGTTAGGAAAAACTGTACCATTCGTATAATAATTGACCGTGATATTATGCAGTAAATTTAACTTATCCAAATGCTTTAAAATACCAACATTGTCTTCATTTAACAACGGTTCACCGCCGTCTAATGTTAATTGCTTTAGTTGAGACAGATCCAAATGCTCCCAAGATTTATTGGAATTTTTTATTAATTGTACTTTAGGAGCACCAGGATCAAACTTTTGATATTCTTCATTCCACGCACTACTTAGCATCGACCCACATGAAATGCATTTTAGATTACAAATTAATCCTTGTTTAAGATGTAATTTTTTAATATGATTGCCTGTATTATTCCACCAATCTTCTTTTAAACTGTGCTGTCTTTCATTATTAATGTGATTTTCAATTTTGCAATAAGGAGTACACTCCCCAGGAAGATCATTTTCTGCTCGTTTTCTAATATCGGTCAATGATGGGTGGTCAAACTCTACCTTGTCTACATTAATTCTTTTTTGCCAACAACACATAGCAATTCTTTTCTGTCCGCTTGGTGTTGCATCAATGAATAATCCTTGATTATGATATGCGCAAAATAATTTGCCAGTAGAGAGTGTCATATGATCTTAGCATTTCTTAAATGAAATATACATTCGTTGGCAAATGCAGTTTGTACTTCGGTATTGTCAACATGAAAATATGGACGATTTTTACCATTCTTATGGTTCCATAAATTTATTTTTAACGATTGATTGGCATAATCATTGATATAATTTTTAATAAAATTTTTGTCAACTGTTGAAGAATAATTAATGCCATGCAACATTCCTCCAAGGCTGTAACAAAATGGTATCTTGTGTTCGTTTAATGACTGCAGACAATAATGAATTAAAAAATAATTTTTTATAATTTCAAAATCATCAGATACAACTTGAGAATTCCATTGGTCGATCAATTTACTCATACCAGTTTTTCGGGTAGTATATCGGTTGTGTCGATATTCTTTTAATGCATCAAGATTTACATCTAAAGGATAATGCACATTAACATCATTATCAATGACATAACGGCGAGTTGCTGTAAACAATAATATTACAAAATCTGGTTTAAATTGTAATCCTTGCATTAATTGTAGTGTTATCAACGCATTACTATCTCCACCATGTGACAAATTGCTTAGTTCAAAAACTGGTGGCGTTGCGTTTAAAATTTTCTCGCTGAAATGTAGCCCTGGAAACTCTGGATCAATTACTCCAAAACTGTCTGCGCAAATTAATACTTTTTTTAATTCACTGTGTTTTTCTAACAAGTTGTCGTTTCCTTAATTCTATTTTTAACTTTGTAGTTTCTCTGGATCGAAATATAGTTATCATGGTTGCTAGCCTACCCATGCGAACTACTGCATCATTTACATCTTTAATATTATCTGGCCAGTCTGGCATACTAACTGCCCATCCAAGTTCTATAGCACGATCTACAAGTTCCATACCAGCTGCATCTTGGTCTGGTACTACTGTAATTTCTTTGCCTAAACTTCTTATCAGCCTTGCTTGTGCATCACTAACGGTATTGTGCATTAGTGCTAGTCCACCGACACATAGTGCGTCAAATATACCTTCCATGACAAATACGTGTTGCCAGTTATATTTTTGTAAGTCTGTTCCAAAAACATAGCCAGGCTGACTGTGATTGATGTATTTTGGACCAGAGCCACTTAACATTCTAGCACACCACCCGACTAAAGTATTTTTATAGGTAAATGGAATAATAACATGGTCACGTGTCCAATGGACTCCATCATTTTTCATCTGTACCATGATAGGATAATCGTCTGGTACACATCTTTCTCTTACGTATTTCCAATACGCCGTATGTTCTGATGTTAGTAATTCCACATGTGGAGGGAAGTCTTCTTTTTCTTCAAATTTAATGTCGCTTAGTGCATTAAAGATCTGCTGGCGTTCATCTAAGATACCTTCTATACTGCGATGTTTTAAACTTTCTAAATTAAGTAAATCGATGTCACGCTCTGAAACATTTAGTAAACCCAATAGTTTACGTGCTTTAACTCCTACGCTACGTCCAAGCATGAAGCTTGCTGTAAATTGGCAATTAAAACAATGATAGCTCCATCCTTGATCACTGACTTTCAATCCGCCTCGTTGCCGTTTATCAGCACAACAAGGTGCATTGAAACTGATCCATCCCAAAGGAGTCTGTTTTCTTTTAGCAGGTAGATAAGAAACCACATCAATCATGTAGTTAGTTTAACACATTTATTTTGAAAAATCAACGTTATCGATAAAATAGATCAACTATGTAACCTGTGCTGATAATAACCATAGCACCTTGCCCGCTGGGTGCCACTGGGTAGTAAGGCGTATTAATTCCTGCATTTGGCACTAACCAATATCCAGATCCGCCATTGGTCACTGTGATGCCTGCAATACTGCCATTGGTTCCAAGAGTGGCAACTGCGGTAGCGCCGGCACCATCACCAATGATGTTAATTTTAGGTGGTGCCAAATATCCACTGCCTTGATTTTGCACGGTTATACTTTGTACTATTCCATTTGCACATGTGGCATATGCCTGCGCTGGCACGCCGGGTTGATCCGGCACAGCAAATATACTGTTGTTGAAACACAATCTCAACAGTGGATACCATCCAATCACATTCAAATAAATTGTACCTGTATGATTGTAGTAGGTTGTGCTTTCAGTGACGTTGTACGGCACCGCTTCGTAATCTTGTGCGGCTTGTGCTTTGATTGTACCTGTATAACCGTCCAAAGTCATTTGTATAGTTGTTATGGCATTTTGCGGTTTGATAAAACTGCTGTAGTATTCTGTATTTAGAAAACTATTCCAATAGTTGGCACCATTGGGATTTCCGCCCCAATACCAGCTTTCTCCGGGATAATTT